TAAGTACCATTTTTACTAGGTAATTTCAAAAATAATTCAGATAAAGCAGTATGAACAGTCCACATTATAGTATTAGCTTTTTGATTATCCGTGCTTTTTACAGCTATTTCAAACGGTAAGCTAATTTCTCGTGTTTTATCCATAAATAATTGCTCCACTCTACCTCCAGGAATTAAATTAATCACTAAATCATCCGATTCTATAAAGTAATCTAATCTAGCTTTCAAAGGTAATTCTAAGGAGTTAACAAAATCACAAAGCACGTCTTGAAAATCAATATTATTAATCATCTGATCCCTAATCCTTTCTTAGCTACTTCTTCCCAATTCTTCATGTTGCTGTTTGAAGCTTTTTCAGTCCATTTACTTCCAGTTCCAGGAGTTGTATATTTTCTGAATGTGACAATGCCGTTAGTACCATAGAAATGTGCTCTAGCATATACTGTATTCCATGCTACTGAACCATTACTAGCGTGTCCACTAGATCGTAAATAACCCTTACCATCACTAGGGATATACTTTTCACTATCCATCAACACTTGATTGGCTACAGCATTTCTTGCTAACATAACATTCCCTGGTCCGAATTTCTTTTCTAACGGCGTTAAATCATACTGTACTTTTATCGACATCTAAATCACCGTTAACTCGTAAGAGAACACTTTATTTCCTAAATAATTAGTTTCAAAACTAATTACCTTGTAATCTCCGTGTTGGTCTGTAATTTTAGCTTGTAACCAGCTATCATCAACAACAACATTATTAAATTTAGGATAAATAAATAAGGTTCCCGATTTGTTCCTTGTGATATTTGTTAATTTTAGAGTATTTGAAGACTTATCTAAAGAACTTCTATCAAACCGAACAAATTTTATTTCAAACGGTTCTTTATAAGTGATCTTCCCCCATTTGTCTTTTTCACCTGCCAAACTTACTTCTACAGTATCAGTTAAAAGGCGCTTATCTATCATAACAAACACCTCTATATCCGAACCCTACGCTTTTAAGTAAGTTCATAGTGTCTAATGCTAAATTATAATTACTAGCTTCAATTTTAGCTGGACTAGTTCCACTACCACCATAATTAACAGTAGTTCTTCCAATACTCAAACTACCTAAAGAATGTTTATCTTCAGCAGTAAGTATTCCAGTTTCATTTAAGTAGCGTATTTGATTAGCAATAGCAAGCTTCACAGCTTTCTTACGTGGTGGGAAATCATCTTCTAAACTATTATTTTGATAAAAGTAATTTGTATATAAATCTACTGCCATTTCTGCCTTTACTTTTAATTCTGAAAATTCTTCAATTTCTGCAAAACCTAATTTTTTATATTCTTCTAAAGTTAAATAACTCATTTTTAACCTCCTAAAAAGAGGCTGAATTATTCAACCTCTTTAGCTTCTTTTTTCTCTTCTACAACTGGTGGTGCTTCTTCCTTAACTTCTTCCTTAACTTCTTCTGGAATAATAGTTAAGGCTTCTGCACCTAATGAACTGATAATTTCTCTCGCTCTAGTTTCTGTGATATCCAGTTCTGTGCCTTTCTTCACTAGTTCATAAGTATCTTTATCTGTGAAATCTCTATTTACCAAGTATTTAACCATCGTTATTTCCTCCTATTATGCTAATGGTGCAGCGCTTGTAACTTTGATAATTGCTTTTTTATTGTCATCAAGAACGAATGTTCCACCTTTAGCGGCAGCTTGAAGTTTAACACCGTCAAAATCTTCAGCTTCTACTGTTCTAGCAGTTTCAATTCCGATAAATGGAATTACAATTCCATCTGGAGAGAAGATTGCAACAACATTATTTTCAAAGTATTGTTCAGGCACTACAATTAATTCAATGTTTTTATATTTTAATAATCCATTAGAATCTAAATTTATATTTGAGCCTTTTGATTTGTTTGTTGAAGCCATATCAATAATAGCGTTATAAATTTGCGCTCTGATATAACATTTAAGTGGTGCGTTGATTTCAGTATTAGCCACGTAAACATTAACTTGGTTAAATAGTTTCTGAATATTAGTTTCATCAAGTTTAGCAAGTTCTTTAGTTTCACCTGCGTTTGCTGATAAGAATTTCCCAATTCTCTTGTTAATTTCTCTAGTTTGAGCTTCTGAGTGTAATCTTAAACGGTCTGCTACTGCTGCGTTTAAATCGTTGTTAACTGTGAAACGGTCAATCCCTTCATGAATTGCTAGTGTGTAGTCGTAATCTACTTCTGAATCTTGGTAAATCACTTCTTTTAATTCACCAAAACGGCTTCCTAATCCTGTTCCTGCTCCGAATACTTTTGTTGAATCAGCATTGTAAGTTCCTACAACTACTGGTGTATTGTTAGTTTTAACCATGAAAGCCTTAGTGTTATGTTGAACTCCGTCTAACGTTTGAATAGGTGCTAATGCTCCTGCGAATGCTTTTTGTACACCGAAAATTGTAGATAACACCTTAGTATATTGCGGTGTATATACTCTTACAGGTAAATTATTATTATTATTTGTCATATTTTAAAATTCCTTTCTTTATTTAGTGTATTGGTCTAAAATCGCTTGGAACGGGTCGACCCCTACTGTTCCGTTCCCGTTAGGGTTGCCACCAACTGTAATTTGAGGTGTAGTTGGTTGTTGTTCCTGTTCAAATAAGAAAGGCTTGCTTTCTTTTAATGAATTAACCACCTCTTCAAGTTTAGGTTTCCCATCTTCTCCTAACTCAACCTTATCTACATCGATAAGTTTCATTAGAACATCGCTATCATGTGCTTTAACATCTTTTAGTGCCAAAGCAATAGCGTTTGTTTTATTGATTTGTGCCAACTTATTATCACTATCTACTTTGAATTGGTTGTATTCTTCTTGTAATTTTTCTAAAGCCTGTTTAGCTTCTGAATTAACATCATTACTTTTAGTCAACTCTTCAAGTTTAGTTTTTTGTGATTCAAGTTGTTCTTTTAATGTGTCGTTCTCAGCAGTTAGTTCTAACTTCGCTTGTTGCTTCGCTTTCTCCACCCCTGCACCGTACGCTTGCATGATTTTATCAATTGCATCCTTATCAACTACTCCTGCTTCGATTAACATATCTCGTTTTAAGCTCATAATTTAAGCTCCTTTCGTTTTACGTCCAGTAGACTCTATTTATTTAGCACTGTGACACCGTGCAAGGCATAATAAAAAGACCTTTTAACGTCATGTCTAGGACGAAAATGGAAAAATCAACCAAATTTTCCATTTTGAATTGTATTTTTATATTGAAAATGGAAAGTAAGCGATTTAATTCCATTTTGGCATAATAAAAACACCTAGTTAATTTACTAAGTGTTTATTTAATATCCTATTATTTAATAATCTATCCCCAAGCAAAAAATTGTTCTTTTGGAAATTTATTTGACTTCCACATCTTTCTTAATGCTGCTTTTGCTTTATTAGCTAAATATAAATCATCATTTTTAACATCAAACTCTGACAATTGGACTATAGAGACATCTCCATTTTCTTTCAATTCTACTATACCTGGTTCTTTAGTATCATTAGGATAATAAAAATATCTAGTATTATCAGTATTTTCTATTTTTCTTAACTTCAACATCATTCTATATCACCTCTTTTTTTCTGCCATTTTTTTAACTCTTTTAGATAATTATAAATTTTATCAGTTTCATTATGAGCTTCACGATAACTCATTCCTTGCTCCATCAGAGTTAATTCTGTTAACTCGTGATACATCATCACTATATCGTGTTTTAAAATATTTTTACCTTCTCTCAATCTTCTCCATGATTCCGCCATATCATAACTCGGGTCAAATCTTCGTAGACCATTTTCTAAAACATGCTCATTTATAAAAATATGATTATATATTTTTCTTACATCTTCTTCTGAAAAATTGGTATTTTTGGAAATTGTAAATACTTCAATATTAACATCACGATTTCTTACCGCTTCATAGAATTTTTTAGCATGTTCATCTCGTTTTTCTTGATATGGATCATTTTTATCATTCCACGCTCCGTGAATTGCACCGTTCTGTTTTACCTCTTTATTATACACCTTTTTGGGTTTATCTTCAATCGATTTCGTAGGCGGTTTACCTATTACTGTAGGATTTTTTTCTATAAGACTTTTTCTTCCAGTCTTAAATGTTTTTTCTTTGAGTTTCAACTTAGCATGTAGTTCTTTATCTCCTAATTCCTTAGCTAATATTTGCTTATCTTTATTGATTCTAATCTCACGATCAAATGCTTTTAATCTTGCCTTATCAAGTGCATTTTGTTTAGCTTCTTCTTCTGATAAATGCTGTAAATATTCTGGTAATTCTGGCTTGTAATTCACACCAACTACAAAAGGTGTCAGATAGTGTCCACAGTTTATCCCTAAGCAACCTCCTGGGCTTCCATATCCATAATCTGGTAAACTTAACACCCTTTCACCGTTAATAGTTCTTGCAACTCCTTTAGTTACTATCTGATGCTGCAAAGGTGCGCATAACTCTCTAGCACTAGATTTGGCACTGTAATAATAAGTATCTATTCCTAAATCATCCGCAGGCCTTTCTCTCATCTCTCGATAAGTTCTAAAAGTTGTAGTTCTGATTACAGTTTTTGCATATCGCTCAACCGTCCACATTCTTCCTCCTCTATCTCTAAAGGCTGTAAATCCTCGCTCATACATTTTCAATACCGCTTCTGATAGTGCTTTTTCATGAGACTTAGTTCCAGAGACTACTCCAGCTACTGCACTTTCTAATGTCTGCTTGTAATTCTTTTGCAATGCTTTTGGCATTGTAGTATTGATTAGATTATTAACTTCAAACATCGTTTGCTTAGCTAATGAATTAAGACTATCTTGAACTAAAGGATTAGGAGTTGCATCTAATTTTAGAGCCTGTGCCAATTGTTGGTGGCTATCTTGATAGATTTTAAAGCCTTCATTAGCAATTACATCTCTGTATACTTCCTCTGCAACTCCACTATA